CACAATACTGCTGTACGTTCATAGTTAGAGTCTGCTAACTTACCTAGGATATCGGTAGCTGTTGCTGCACCTGAACTGTAAGTAGTATCAATAGACTCTGGTAAATCTGTAGACGTAAAGTATAAACGTTGTTTAGCTTCTACATAAGCAGCTAGAGCATAAACTTCTGTAGTTGTATGGTCTTCTGCACCTATTTGATACCAAGTATCATTCTCTAGGCTACAAGCTGTAGCTGCTGCAACATAAGAAGCATCTTCGTCATACTTCTGACCAATGACTATTTGACTCACAGCAGGGTTTTGACTAAGATAACCTAGCACTGCTAAGTAAGGTACATCAGTAGAAGCAAAGTCGTCTAGAACAGAATCTAAGCTAGTGTATACTCTAACTCGTCCTGTAAAATCTACATCTGGAGAAGCACTAGCTCCTGCATCATAGATAAACAAAGGAATATTAAACTCTTATTCTTTGTAATATTTGTTTTAATTATTACGGGTAGTCCCATTATAATATCCTTTCGTTGTTGTTATGGTTTGGTTACATCTATAGGGACTGGTATATCACCGTTAACCCCTGTAATAAGTTTTCCATCTCCTTTAAGAGAGATAGCGTAATCACCTTCTTGATAAGGGTCAGTGAATTTATCTACTATGTAGAATGAACATCTAAGAATACTACCTTCTCTATACCTAGTTGATAATAGTGTTGGTGCAGGAGATACAGTACCTTTTTCTCTTAACGCTAATCCACCTGTAGTGTTGAGAATATTATGAATAGTGTAAGGTGTAACTAAGGTTGACCTAAACTGTTGTAATATAGACTCAGCATTTTCACCGTAGCATCTCCATGTAAAGAACACTTCGTATAGTATCTCATAGGTAGGGAGTCCTGTATCACAATCTAAGTAGCTATCTAATCTTTCCCCTAAAGGTTGTATTGTAGCTCCTAAATCAATAGTAATATAAGGTGTATCTACTTGTGGTCTACCTGTACGTGCTCTACTAACAGAAGGTGTTGTACCTGTTGCTAAAGGTGTTCTACTTAGCCTATGCCCTACTACATTCTTGGTGGTATCTATCAAACCCTGATACATAAGATCATAGTCTAACATTACTCTTTCTCCTCTAATCTAACATAAGCTTTATAATGATTAGTTGAGAGTTGTCTCCACTTTTCTACTTTAGCTACTTGAAACCTCTCACCATCAATAAGTAATATATCAGGTTCTTGGTTTACATCATCATCCACTGTACGTAGTTCTTGTTTAGTATAAACCTTTAAAGCTTCTACATTCTTGAATGATTCAGGTAGTTTAGCTAAGTCATCACCTGTAACAGGTTGGATACTTCCTTTAGCTCTAATACGATTAGTACCATCTTTAGCAGGAATCCAATTGCCATTACCGTCATCATAACCTTCATACCCTCTAGCTGCTCTAAGTATTAAGAAGTCCTCAGTGTGTAATAATATCATCGTTACCTACTTACTTGTTTTGATTTTCATAGAGTCCCTGAGAGTTCCTGTATCAACTAGTGGGTCATTCTTACCTTTCTGGCTAATAGTAAAGTCTGAGTTCTTCTCTAAACCAAGAGTGTTTTCAATACCGAAGTTACCTTTAACATTACTACGTAGAACTTCACCTAGCTCATCTAAGAATTTACTAATGTGTTTATCTAAATCTACACCTTGTTTAAACCCATTAAATAATCTAGCTACTATAGGCTTAAGTTTAGCTTGTTCAGATTTACCAACCATTTGTTGTAATGTTCCTTCTAGAAAAGGTCTAGGAGGTATACGACCATCTTCAGTACCTTCATGTAACCAGATAGCTAGTTCAGCCATATTGACTACTTCTCTTTTACCACGTTCATTAGTGTGGTGTTCATCAGAAGCTTCAAACCCTACCTCAGTCCATTCAAGAGCTAATTTGTTAAAGTCCTTCTTAAACTTAGCTAGTTGTTTAAAACCTTGATTAGTTTGTAGGGATGCTTTAACAGTGATAGCCATTACTTATCTGTCTTAGCTTTTACTGTAGGTGACTTACTAGATTTTACTGCAACCTTTGTATCTTCGGTAATACTAATATTACCCATATCTTTTAAAACACCTAGTTGTATACTATCAAACGGAATCTCTGGGTATCGTTTACTTGGAGATGTCTGTCCTGCTTTGTAAGCAACTTTGGCAAACTTAAAAGACTTTAAAATTGTAATCTTCATTATAATCCTTATAGTCCATACACTGTGTCATCATCACACCCACAAGAGGTATTTAACTTAACAGGTTTACTATTAATAAATAGACCAATACTAGTAGGTATGTTGTACCCCATTAAAGGGCATATCTCGTCATTGACAGACTTAATAAACTCTTTCCAAGGGTCAGCACCAGAGCCTTCAAAACGTTCTATCTCAACGTCCCCAGTCTTCTCTCTTTTAGTGCTAGATACATCTACGTAGTAAGCTGATTGATTCTTTAGAGCTGCTAGCTTTAATGACTTACAAGCCACTTCAGCATACTTCTCATCTTCATCACCCACTCTATTAATAGTTAGATTAATTAACATTGTTATTTCGTCATCAGATAAGGTATTACCCTCTGGTAGCCAGAACTTAACATCTGATAATAGTTTGTTCATGTTTTCAGTTGATGTTAATGACATCTTAACTCCGACAAAAAGAGGGGCAAAGCCCCTCATTAATACTAATAACTATTAGGTAGAAGTAGTTAAGTGTGTAATAGCTCGTGGGTTGCCGTTGAAGAATAAACAGTTAGACTCTTGAGCCACTGTAACACCTGTACGGTTATCTTCCCAGTACTCTGAGTACATACTTAATGCTTGAGTATTAACATAATCCTGAGTTTGTGCAGGAGCATATTTCTTACCTAAACCATTAACCATGCCTACAGGTACGATATAAGCATCATCATCACCAATTAGGTTAGTACCTGCAATAATCTCAGCACCATAGTTGATGTATAAGAAACCATCATGTGACTTGAAGTTATCATATGCAAAGTTACCATCAGAGATAGTAGGGATAGCCATAGACGCTAAATCAAGCTCTGCACGAATAGGACGAGCTAATGACTCTTGAATCTCAATAGCGTAACGTTTATTAAAGAAGTTATCACCACAGATTACTACTTGTGCTGTAGCGCTCTCACCACCACGTGCAATCTCTTGACGGTTAAGCTTACGTTGTTTCATGAAAGCTTCAATGAAAGTAGAGGTAGCTGCTGCTGTACCTAAATCCATATCGATAGCTGCACCACGAGCTGAACCTACTTGGTCAGTGTAGAAGTTATATACAAGACCGCCACCACCACGTACAATGTTAGTATCAGTAGTGATTAATTGTGCTAAACCTAATTCATCATAGTTAGACCATGAATCTTCAGCTTTAATACTCATCTGTGCTAAGATATCTTCAGTCTTTAATAAATCCATAGTGTTCGGTTTACGAATACCAGAAACATCAGCAGGTGAAGCATTAAACTGTAAACCTGTACTAGGAACTTCATAGTGGAAAGTTCTAGCTCGGTCTTTAGTTAAGTTAGCACCTAATTCATGGTAAGGTTTACCATTAGGTAGTGCAACTGATTTAGTTTCTTCATCATACTTGAAGCTAGTAGTAGTTAAGTACTCATTAGTTAAATCAGTACCAAACATAGCAGTAAGTAATCGTGGTTTAGCATAAGTACGTTGTGTACCCATTGAGATGTCTTCCATTTGGAAGCCACCAGTAAATGCTTGTCCTAACGCCTTGTCTAAGACTTTTTCTGTAATTTTAATTGACATTATATTCTATTATCCTTTAATTAAGCTGTTACGTAAGATGGGATTACATTAGTTGCAGAGTCATAAACAGCTACACCTTGTGCTTCTAATTCTGAGTAGAATAAAGCTAAGTTAGGCGCTGTAATAGAACCTTCATCTAAACCACCTTTATCAATTTCAGCATGACGATAAATAACTACCATCTGTGTTGCTGTAGATGATAAAGTTACATCACCAAAGTTAGTACCTGCACCACGTTCAGTTGTACCTACTGTAACAGCAACTTTAGCACCATTAGGTAGTACTGAAGCTCCTGTAGTTGAGATAACTTGTGCTAAGTAGGGTTCAAAAGCATCTGTGTCATCCCATACTACTAATGTACCAATAGGGTCTACAGTAGTAGAACCTTTTACATCAACGATTGCATACGAGTAGTTAGTACCTGAGCTATTAGAGAACAACCCTAAGCCTTTTACTACTTCCGATAGTGGTTTACGGCTATTATCAATTACTGGCATTATTTAGCTCCTTTGTTTGTGAATTCTTCTTTGCTTTTAAGCATCTTTTCAACTGTTGTTAATTCAACTGTTTCTTCTTCTACTGAGTCATTACCTTGCTCTTTATTCAAAGCTTTGGCTAACTCGTTTTCTTCTTTAACTGGTGCAGTAGATTCTTTAGCTTTAGTAACAGCTTCTTCTTTCTGTGCAATTAAACCATCAAATGCTTTAGTAATAGCAGCAACTTGTGTTTCATCTAAGTTAGCAATTGCAGAAGCAACACCTACACTTAACTCTGCATCAAACTCATAAGAAGCGATTGCTTTCTCTGCTTTAAGGATTTTATTATCCTGTTCTAGTTGTTCTAGTTTTTTCAAAATCTCAGCGTTATCTGCCATGAGGTTTCCTTTATCGTTTTGATTATCTTCCCCTGAGTCAACCGTAGCGGAAGATGGGGTGTGGGTATCTACAGTTAAACTTTTGTCTAACGGTGTAAATTCTTCGCCAATCTCTTCTAGAATATCCTTCTGAGATTGTGTTAATTCTTTATTCAACTCATTTGATTTAAGTAGTACTGGTTCATTTA